TATTCTGCGATTCGTTCCTTTTCCCTGTCAAATGCATGGGTCAAGTGCTTTGCGTAAAAAGCCAGATGGTCTCTTGCGCTTTGCGTTGCAAGTCTGTCTGCGAGTCTCTCAATATGTCTTGTAGTTTTCATGTCGTGATTTCTCCTATTCTTACTTGGTTAGTTTATTGGAAATGTAATAATGCCTTGAGTAATAGCCTAGCGAACCGGTCTCGCTGTCATCGCTGTCTATAAAGCCAAAGCCCCTGTAGCTGTCCGTACTGTGTAAAACGCTTTCTAGCACGTCGCACAGTCCCATTTTGTAGCCTACAGTCGCATATTCGTCTTTGCGTGTGAGGTTTTGGTTAACGTACTTGATAAGAGTTGAGACGCTTGTTGTTTTTCTCATGATGTCGTGATTTCTTGGGCTTGATTGCCGTGATTAAAACTGTCAACAAAAACGCATATTTCACAAGGCTTGGCAAGGTTTATTATTCGTTCTACACTGTTCAAGCGGTTTGCAAGGCGAAAATAGTTGAGAAATAAAACTTGCGGAAATTTGGTTTGCTCACCGGCTCGCGCTTTTCCTTAATGAGAATGCGTTATCAATAAGCATTTCTTCCTACTCCCTTTGACCGGCAAACCGCCGGGCGCGCGAACCTGCCCCGAACGCCCCGCAAGCTTGCCCCGGTTGCCCCGGTTCGCGAACCATGCCCCGGTTGCCCTGTTTGCGTGCTCAAAAGTTGTCCAATCTGGCTTTATCTGGCTTTTCCGACAGTTGCAACCGGCAAGCCCCGCATAAACAGTGACGCGCTTGGCTAATTAGACATAATGCTTAATGTGCGAAGTGAAATCCTCACATGCGTTATGCGCTTTAAAACTCGTAAAAAAAAGATTTTTGGAAACGATTACAAAAAACATAGGGGGCGGGGGCTTTGAAAATTTTCGCGTTTTTTTCTATAATTCATCACACCCCCCTGCAATTTTTTCCGCATAAGCGCCACGCCCCCGGACTGCACGCCGCCTCACCACGCGGCACGGTAGACCGCTACCTAGTCTTCGCTTGCCTCTTGAGCGTTCTCATCCTGCACGACCCTCATTTTGCCTGACTTGAGAACTTCACGGACTTGAGTCGGTGTCATGGCGGACGCGCCCAACTTGACGTTGGCATTGGCGGTGATGGTGGACGGTCTGCCTGAGACGGTCATATAGTTGCTTATGAGGGTGTTGACGGCGAAGGCCAGGTGGTGAGCGGGAATATCGTCTATCTTGCGGTGTAGGGTGTCCAATGACTCGTTTACCATGACACTCAGCTTGTTGCGCACTTGATCAAGGAACTCCTGGTCAGTAAGGCCCAGAACTTCCTTCACCAGCGTATGGGCATCCTTCTTGAGGATCTTGCCATCCGCCGCATCGTGGATGACGTTGGTGGCGACTTCTTGGTTTTGTGTTCTGGAAGCCACTTTGGCGGCGGCTCTCATCATTTTGTTTTGGTTCAATCGCTTCTTGAATGCTTGTTTTTGCATAATGTTCTTGCCATTGTTATATAATAATGCGGTTTGGTCAATGACAGACGATATGAGTCCCGAAGGAGTGAGAGCGTATGCATTGATGATTGAGGCTGGCATCAGCTTGGATCGTTTTGGTGAATTGTGTGGAGTGAAGGTAGGTAGCGTGAGGGCGGCGCTGAGCAGCGGCAGGTTGAGCAAGGTCATGATGGGGGTGTTGCATGAGATGTCCAACGAGGCGCAGGTGGATCGGATGGTGGAGGAAGCGAAGCGTGTGGACGAGGTGGAGGACGAGCGTGAGGCTGAGACCGGAGAGCGGATGGGAAAGGTGTACGCCATTCCTAGGAACAAGTATTTGAGGTTGGTTGAGTTCAAGGACGGGAGTCATGGAAAGTTTCGCACCAAGGACGGCAAGTTCGGCGTTGGAAGCGTGGCTAAGTTGGTGGAGGGGGTTAACGGCATGTGGGACGTGGTGGGTGATTACGACAGGAGGAGCAGGTTGCGTGAGAGTTAGGGTGAAGAATGGAGGGGCTACGGGGTTTGACGGTCGCAAGGTGACTAACGAGGCTACCATTACGCTATGGGTCACCAAGGTGTTCAAGGAGCGTGTTTGGGTAGCTGCTGCTAAGAAGAAGTTGAGCGTGAGTGAGTATTTGCGTAGGTTGGCGAACGAGGACATGGCATGAAGTTCATCAGCTTGTTCGCCGGGGTAGGAGGATTTGACGAAGGCATGCGCAGGGCTAATCACGAGTGCGTGGCAATGGTGGAGTGGGACAAGGCTGCTGCCGGGGTATTGGCGTATCGTTACCCCGACGTACCGTTGTATTGCGACGTGAGTGAGGTTGAGGCGGATGATCTGCCTGACTGTGATTTTTTAACGTACGGATTCCCGTGCCAGGATTTGTCGGTAGCGGGAAAAAGGAAAGGATTGGAGGGTGAACGCAGTGGATTGTTCTTTGAAGCGACAAGAATCATCAAGGGGCTTGCAGGGCGACCTGTTTGCGGAGATGCCGCCGGAGGAAGCCGGTTTCGGTTTGCGGTGGCGGAAAACGTCAAGGGATTGTTCTCTGCTGACGATGGTCACGCATTTGCAAGGTGCATCCGAGAGTTACAAGAATGCGGGGCTAGTGAGATCGGATGGTCAGTATACGACAGCCAATATTTCGGATTGGCGCAAAGGCGGAAGCGCGTGTTCATTGTCAGCGATTTTGGAGGTGAATCCTGCGACCAAATACTTGCTGTCACGGAAAGCTTGCATGGGAATCCTGCGCCGGAGCGAGAAGCGGGGAAAGGTGCTCCCGCCGGTACTGGACGAGGCTTTACGCCAAGTAGCTATGGCGGATACGAGCGAGGGTGTGGAACGCTCCGAAGCGAGGGAGGAGACATAGGAGGTGGTAGTGAGACGCTGGCGGTAGCTAGAATGCGAGCCTTTGGCGACTACGAGGTAGATGGCACGGTAAGCGCCATGAAGGCGAGAGACCACAAGGACGCTACTGATTTGGTCATCCAAGCCCAAGGGGCAGACGTGTACAACGGCGAGGTGACGGGTGACACTGCGGCGACAGTGACCTCTGCCACGGGGATAGCGAATGCGAGTGGGCCGAAGGTGATGTATGAGACCGGTCAAGGCTATTGGCAGGAAGGCGAGCATTCGGGGTGTTTGCGAGCAGAGGGCGAGAATCGTCCTAGTCGCCCCTCTAATGTAGTCTGCTCATGGAATGGTGACGTCACCCCAAAATCCTCCGAAGACGTGAGCGTTACTTTGCGTTCCCAGCAGGGTGGGGAAGGAGTTGGCGTGGCGTTTACTGCCTCTGACCGCAGCAACAAGGCTGGATGGACTTCGGATGTGCATGGATCTCTAAACTGCCAGATGCAGTCCGACACGAGTAATTTGCAGATGGGTGTGTTGCAGGAGGACACCCCTCAAATGAACACCACCCTAGACCGAGTGGACGGTAAGACGGTGGAGGGCATGTGCGAGATGCGTGGAGCTACTATGGTGAGGCGTTTGACCCCAATGGAGTGTGAACGTCTTCAAGGCTTTCCGGACGGCTGGACGAGCAAGCGTTGCATCTTGGAGTTGGATGGAAACGAGTGGAAGCCCACGGGAGAGGTGGAGGAGCAGAAGGACGGGCCACGCTACCGCCAGATGGGCAATGCGGTCAGCGTACCCGTAGCGGAGTACATAGGACGCAGAATGGCGGAAGCGGTGGATGAGTGAGCACGCCATCTCCACTCGCGGCAGTCGCTCCCTGGATGAGACACCGTGGACTGACGGAACGCGCTTCAGCAATAGTGATTGGAGGAAGTTTGACTTGGCGATGCGGCGCTTCTGGGGGAAGAAGCAATTGGCGTACCGTGGGGGCGAGAAGGTTCGCACGAAGATAGAGCGGAACAAGCCGAGTAGAACTTTATTTGACGTAAAATGGAATCCGAAACAAAAGAAGTGACGCTATGAACACGAAGCGCAGGGGTAGTCAGTACGAGGCTGCGTTCGTCACACAGGCGTTGAAGCGTGGGTTGGACATCCTGGAGCCTGTCGGTGACTACATGATTTACGACTTGATGGTATCCAACTCCGCAGGACGCATACAGCGCGTACAGGTGAAGGGGACTTCTTCCCAAATAAAGAACAAACCGGGTTACAAGATCGTGGCCGCGAGCGGAAACTTGAAGAAAGTGCCGCTGAACCCTGACGAGGTGGACGTATTGGCGGCATACGTAGAGCCGTGCGACGTATGGTACTTGATACCCGTGCGGAAGTTGGATGGCGGGATCAGCGTATATTTGAATCCGGCGACCAAGGTGAACGCCAAGTACGAGGTATGGAAGGAGGCATGGAACGTCTTCCACAACGGCGGGACACCGGGGTGAAGGGGGATGGAACTCCACATGATGATATTTTGGATTGCGGTAATATGGATGGCTTGGACGCTGTCCAGGGGGTTGAAACATTGACTGCTCTGGCTCTGGCGGCGGTCTGGGACGATCCTAATGACGGGGAAATGACTATGGACGAGGACTATGAATATGAAAAAGACAAAGTGTTGGATAAGCGGAGCGCTGCCGGATGGAGCTTATGTGCCGCATGTGGGGTGGAAGTCCATGATGACGACGTCGCAGAAGGGACAGGATGTGATTGCCTCGCCGGAGCAGAATAAGTGCATGGCGAGTTTCCATGCCTACGACGTGGACACCGTATTGCGTTACGGGATGTCGGCTGAAGTATTGGAACAGGTGGATGACTTTCGCCAATGGTTGCGAAACGTGGTGAAGCACGGTGGCCCTGAGATGAACGGCGAGTTGCTCTATGATGCCGCCACCGCGATGCGTATATGGGAAGCGTTCAACAACAAAGTCGCCAACGACAATTAGGGTGTGGAACAAGTATCGTTGGAGAAGGTTCGGGAGGTATTCACTTCATACCGTTGCGAAGGGTTGCGCGTCCTGTGTGAAACGCCTTGGGCCGAAACCATTGGAATTAAGCCGGGAAACCTTGAATCGGATACGGGAAGCTGGCTCGTTGGAGATGAGGAGATCCCGGCTGCAACGCTTGAAGCGGCGTTAGTGGTGGCATGTGAGATGGTGAATCGTGGCTAGCATAACCTACGCAGATGAAATAGACCCGTACTTTGGCATCCCGTGGCCCGAAGGGCAGTTGAGGTATGACAAGGGAAACTTGGTATGCGCGTTGAGCGACTACGAGGTGGACGAACTTACGGAACGAGATCCTGCGCAAGCTGAGACGCTCACCAGACTACTGCTAGACCAGCCGAAAGCGGAGAAGGACGATCCCATAGCGTGGGGATGGACTTTGCCCAGTTGGCGCAGGGTGATGGAAACGTGGGGCGACACCAAGCTGCACGTCATACTTGGAGGGAATCGCTCGTCCAAATCCTGTTTTGCATCCCGCATGTTGATGCACATGGCGATGCAGATACCGGAAGCTGAACTGCGCTCCATGCACGTCAGCGAGGAGCGCAGCATATCGGATGCCCAGAAGTATCTGCACGCCGCCCTACCCATGCGTTACAAGCGTGGCAGCAAGAAGAGCGTGAACCACAGTCTGCTGTACTCCCAGAAGAACGGCTATTCAGACAACAAGATGATTTTGCCGCCGTCTGACGATACCGTGGAGCGCGGAAGCACGGTATTCTTTAATAATTACAGGCAGTACATGGCGGATGCCCAAATCTTTGAGGGCTGGAATGCGCACTGCATAGCGTGTGACGAAGAAATCAGTGAGGACATTTTCAACACTTTGCTCGCTCGCCTGACCGACTTTCACGGCAGACTGATTTTGACCTTCACTACTTTGCAGGGTTGGACACCACTCATAAACACGCTGTTAAAGGGGGCTGAAGTGGTGGAGAAGCGGTACTCCAAGCTGATTGGGAGAGACCTCCCCGTGGAGCAGATAAGCGCCAATTGGCCCGATTGCCGAATATACAACTGGTGGAGCAGTGATTCACCCTTCATAGATTCGGGCGAGTTAGTCCGCACTTACTCCAAGCAGTCATTGGAAGTGAAGCTCGCCAGACTCTTCGGCATACCCAGCAAGAGTTTTCATGGACGCTTCCCGAAGTTCAATCGGGAGGTGAACGTCATACCGCACGACCAGATACCGTTCATAAAAGATCCGACTTTGAGGGTCACCCGATACTTCGCTTGCGATCCCGGCGGAAGCAAGCCCTGGGTAGCCATATGGGCGGCTGTGCTGGATACGGGACACGTATACGTCTACCGGGAGTTCCCAGACCAGACGATGGGCGCATGGGCGTTGCCCCACGTAAACGGGGCGGGACGCTCCACGGGAAAACCCGGCCCCGGTCAAAAGCCACTAGGCTGGGGATATGCGGACTACAGTACCTACTTCAAGGATCAGGAGCAGGGGGAGGAAATATTTGAGCGCATAGTTGACCCGCGAATGGGCGCTGCCACGGTACGTACCAAAGAAGGTACGAGTAACATCATAAACAGCATGACCGACTTGGGGTTCGTGTTTCGCGCCGCGCCGGGACAGGAGATAGAGAGCGGGTGCGCCGCGATAAACGACTTGCTCAGTTGGGACGAGGCGGAACCGCTAACGGAGAAGAATTGCCCGAAGCTGTACGTCAGCGACCAGTGCGACAATACCATCACCAGCCTCATGGAATACACGGGAACCGGTGGATCTGCTGAACATTTCAAAGATTACCCGGACTGCATTCGGTATCTCGTCACCAGTGGCGCGGAATACGTCACTCACAACATGCTCCAGACCACGGGTGGTGGTGGATATTAGTTGACGCTTATTGAGTCGTATTGTAGTTTTGCAATGCAACTATGGATGCAAGCGATCCAGAACTCCTGTACGCAAGTAAAGAACCGGACGTAGATTATCTGATTCAGGCGTACAAGACTACGCAGAGCGATCTTGGTGAGTGGCTAGACCGCCGCCAACGCGATTGGGATGTGCGAAATTGCCAGTGGGCGGGTAAGAGCAGCGACTTCAAGAAGCACTCTTCCCTGGTTTCCACCGGCGAGGTATTTCCTTGGCAAGGGGCAAGTGACCAGGAAGTAAGACTAGCTGACGAACTGATCGGTTGCAGGGTCGCCATGTGCATGAACGCCATAAGACGCGCTCACATCGTTGCCACGCCAACCGAAAGCAACGACGTGGCGAGAGCGGCGGTAATCAGTAACTTCCTACGCTGGCTCATTAACTCACGCATGAGCGAGTTCTATACTCAGTGCGAACTTTCCTTGAATCACCTGTTCGGGCAGGGGTTGGCGATCAGCTACGTATACTGGGACAGCCACGACCTAAAGCAGCAGCAAGCCATAAAGATGGATGAGATTGCCGCCGCCATGCCGGAGATGGCGCAGATCA